CATTTATTATTAGCCATGGGTAGCCTCTAGATTTAACGGAAGACCCGCTATGTAAAACAAATTAATAATGTTTGCCATAGCAGGCTCCTCCTTTTAATTTATGCGATTCTTAATATTGCTGCGCTCGTTGTAAATGCAGGGAACTGAATAGTAAATGTTCCTGCAGATGCAGTTTTTTCACCGCCAAAATCTAATACAGCCACAGCAGGATCTCCTGATGCAGTGTCATTATAAATTAACGCTCCTCTAGCTGTGATAGTTACTCCTGTAAAAGACAAGTCAGCAAAATCTGTAATAGCAGTGTTCGTTGCTAAAGATGTTCCTGTGTTTACCAAAGCTTTACCACCTGAAGTGTATCCACCTGACGGTGAAGTTACTTGTCCTCCAGTTGTAAAAGATGTCGTTGATTTTCCTAGCGTAGCAGGTGTTCCGTACAAAGCAAGTTTGAAACTGTTTCCACCTGGGTTACTAAAATTGTGCGTAGCTTCAAGAAGTTGTTTCTTGAAAGAATTACATATCGCGTTAGTAGTTATAGCCATTTTTTCTCCTTAAATTTATGGTGACGGTGAAGGTATCACTACACGAGGAACTCCACTGTCATATTCTCCTCTTCTTCGTCTACCCATTTGTTGTAGAGCAAAAGCTTGTATGCTTTGATTATACCTGTCTGAATACAATTTGTATAGGTCATCAGGTCCTTTTAAAAATCCAAAAGCCTCTTTTAAAACTCCATATAAAAGCATGGCCTCATGGTTAGTAGAAATACTTGTATTTGTAGAGGCATCAAAGTGTGGTGGATCTTTAATGTAATTGATTTGAATAGTAAATGCAGCATTTGGCGTGGGTGCTAACAAAATATTGTTTTGATCCCAACTAGCGTAATATTTTGGTATCCCTGTTACTGTATCGTTTGGTGCAAACTCAGATATAAAACTTGTATCTTTTTTTTCTAAGAAGTCTCTTATATCAGAATTAATAATTTGAACAGATCTTAAAATTATAGCATCACTAGGCATCGACACATATCTGTTTCCAGAGGTAGTCGTTGAGGTTGCGTATTTTCTTACATCGTCATAGTCTACTTTGTCAGCGATATCTAATTCAGTGTTTCTTATAAATTGGTCTAAAATACTATCAGTCAAAACATTACTATCTACTTCTGTATAGTTTCTTACTTGTGTTAAAAAATTTGCATGTGTTATTGCCATTATGAAATACTCACTGTTACATTACCTAAAATAGTTGAAGCCTCTCTTCTTCTATTTTGTAAAGATGGATCTCTAGCTTGCATAGTTTGTAAAGTCGTTGTTATGCCATTGCTAGTAACTTCGGTCTCAAAAGTTTCAAAAGCAAAATCTCCTGGTAAAGATAAATTTGCTACACCTACAGAAGTTCCGCCTGAATCTGCTAAAGTTTCATCATTTGAAGCTACAGTTCTTGGTTGTTGAAATCTTTGTGGTCTAACTTTTTGCAGGGCAATAGCATCTGCCGTAACTTTTTTTCTTCTTATTTGAGGGTGTTTAGGTTCATACTCAGAAATATGTACGAAAGATCCGTTCCATTCAGTTACCATTTCTTTATATGGAAAGGCCTGACCACTTCTATCAGATATTGCTAATGATCTATTACCGTTTGCATATTTAGCCATTATGATACATTTGGAAAGTACGACTGGGGTGAGATATACAATGATGTTCTCTGACCGTCTTCTTCCAAAGCCCTTTTCATTTCGTCTTCATAAATTAATTTCATTGCCTCTATTCTGTCAGGTGCTTTTTTCATAGCTAAATAGTAAGCTAATCCTGCACACATACAGGGTAAAAATCTATATACGACATCCGCTTGTTGTCCGTTGTACGCTGTTGCATCTTGAATTCTGTTTATAGTGTAAAATTTTAATGTGCTGAAAGTGCTTGCATCAGGAGCTAAGTATAAAAAAATTTGAGGTGTAGTTTGCCTGTCTACAAAATATTGTGAAGGTTGTCCTGTTGCTAGTTTGTTAGGTAATGCTGCATAAGCAGATCTGTCTATTTTAGTTAAAGATACATCCTGAGTGTTTGCATTATTTCCCACTGCGTTTGTAGTTGATATGTAAGCTTCTAAAACATCGCTAACAGCAGCGTCAACTGAATATTGAGCTGTACCAGCTACTAATGCTATTTCATTTAAGGATACTTTCCATAAATGCACTCCTCTATTTCCCCAATCAGAAAAAAGTAAATTTAAAGATCTTCTTGCAGTTTTTAAATCATAACCGCTCATTGCTCTTTGACCACATCTTTCAAAACCTTCATTTATGATGTCATCGATGTTCAAATCAAAAGATGATGAACCTGAAGTTGCCATTATTTAAACTCCTTTAATTTTTTATTAACAGTTTGAGCAGCCCCTCTATGAGCAGAGCTAGTGCTTTGCCCTGCTGCTCTTAATTCGTCATATTCTTTTCTAAATTCTTTCATAAATTTTTTTGACGCTCCTTTTACAATTGGTGCTCCAAATCTAAAAGCTACTCCAATAAAAGGCATTATAAAAATCTCCTATAATATTTTATCATAATTAAAAACTTTTTTTATATCCTATTGTTAATTTATCTTTTTTAAGACCTATATTCAATTCGCCCTTTTTGTAAATGGTGCTATAATTTAATTCAGGGTTTATTTTTGCCTCAGATTTTCTAATATTTTTTTCTAAATTCGCTAAATTAGGATCTGGTGGTGGACCTGTAACTTCAAACAGGTTTAATCGTAAAGTGCCTTTAGGTTTTGTTTTATTTACATCTCCACCCATATCTCTTTTCAAAATTGTTTTAACATTTGTAGGTTTAGGTCCCACATTGGCAACTGCCCGTTTCCTGGCAACGGCAGACTTTCTTTGTCCCGCTGTCATTCTTCTCGCTTTGGCTAAAGGCACGCATTTTGGATACTTCCTCTTCGCGTCCGCTTTTTGTTTCGAACGGCCACACTTTGCAAAGGAACCATCTTTTCGCTTGCTCCCAATATCTACCCAATTTTGTTTGAACCATGCTTTTAGTCCTCCCTTAGACATTAGATCATACCTTTATAATACTTCTCGTAAGACTTATTAGAAATTTTTTTACCATCAATTTCGCTTTTAATGTAAGAACCTGTATAAGCACCTTTACTTGCTTTTATTACTCCACCTTTCATTTTAGGTTTTGGTCCTTTGAAATCTTTTCTCTTCACTCCTGATGGATCTTTAATTTTACCAGCACAAATTTTAGAGGCGTAAGCATTCGCATATGCACTTGGGTACACAGCAAATTTTCGCTTTGCTGCAGCCTTTCCTCTTGGACATAATTTAGTCATTCTGTTCTCCTTCTTTAGTGGCCACTTTGAGAGTTTTTTTCTCCTTTTTGCGGTCGTACAACTTCTTGGATTGTATCACTTTCGGTCTGTATGTTCTAGACCTTACGAGTTCTGCGAATGGATTGTTTACCTTTTTTTGCAATATTAACTACCTCACTTTTACCCATTACTTTAGCACGCTGCTCCATGACAGTTAATATCTGTATTTTTCTTGCAAATGGTTTGTTAACTTTTTTTACTTTTGCTACAGTTTTTCTAGCATCTGCAGGGGTAGCAAATTTAATACTTACAGTATCCTTTGGATTTTCATCGGTATAAAGCCTTCTTCCTGAACCTTTAGGCTTTTTTCCGGTTCCTTTTTTTGGATCCACGAATAATTCCTTTCACTACTTTTGCTTGTTTAGCATGTAACTTAGCAGACTTCCCTAATTGCACAGCTAACTTATTTAATTTTCTTCCGTTTTTCATTCCGCCTTTCGAGTAAACTTTTACTTTTCTTTTTTCATCACGAGCACCTCTAAGTTTACCTTCTATTTGTTGTGGTATTTGTGATCTTCCTATTGCCATAATTACCCTTGTAAATTAAAAAACCAACATTGTCCAATAATATTTAGTTTTGGCTTAATGTTGTTTTCTTGTATTGTCTCATATATAGCTTTCTGTATTATATCATGATTAAAATCATGTCCGCTATATATACCCGTATCTTTCATTTTAGGTAACCAATTTTTAAAATCGAATTTAGCATCTTCATAAGTAGGAAAAGCATCATGAAACAAAAAATCAACGCTTTTGTCAGGCACTAAATCAAGAGCATTTTCAGAGGTGTTTTTTATTAGTTTAATTTTACTGTTATGAGATGAAAATTTAAGTCTGTGTTCAAATATACACATATTTAAGTGTTGATGTCTTTCATCATACTTTATTTGATTAGGCTCTCCATTTTCTTTGAAAGTTATATCGTCTGTATATTCTGTAAAAGGTTCTATGGCGATGTATTTTTCAATATTATCACACTCTTGTAAGCAATGAAAAACAGAGTCACCTCTTGCAGAACCAACTTCAACAACAGTGATGTTATCACCAAGAATTTTAATTAAAGATAGAAAAGGGGCTATTGAAGATTGTGTATATTTATAATCCATAGGTTATTCTAACCAAGGCTTATATACTACTTTTCCTTCCTCTCGTAAAGCACGAAGAGATTGATTTCTATTTGAGTTAGTCGAATATGAACAATGTATCCAACCTGAAGACGGTTCGTTATCACGATAAAATTCTAAAATAAGCTGGTCATATTCAAGTTCATTCTTGATGTACAAAGCTAACTCTCTATTATCAACACCAGGTATCTCGAAGTCTGCTGCGGCTGCACTATCGTCTGCCACATGTTGGCTGTTCACACTGCTACCAATCTCAACACAAAGCTGGGCACAACGGAAACCAGAAGATATAATTAATGGTTTATCGAAATGTGAGCGTACTGGTTGTAATATATTAATTGCTAGATTTTTAAGGTTTTCAATCTGTTGTGGATTAGGATTATTATTTATACCTTTTCTTTCCGCAACCTGACTCTTCGTAAGTTCATCTAAAGTTATATTTGCTGTTAGTTTCATAATTTATAAATAGTTGATGTTTATATTGAACCTTGCCTTATCGTTTGTACAGTTTGTACTCCTATGTTTTATTGATCCATCGAATAATAAAGCTCTATTTTCTATAGACTCTATTTTAGTATTATCTTCGAACATAGTAAAGCCATCACAAGTATTAAAATATAGTATTAAAGCCTTATGTTTTACAGGATAATCAAAGTGTAATTTGTGTTTTATTAGGTTTTCTGACCAAGGATAACAATTAAGTTTAGCTCTTCTCAAAGCAAATAGATCCATCTTAGATATTAATTTTTCTGCGAATATTTTATAAAAGTCACTAATTTGATTACAATTAAATAAAGTATGACAAAAATAAAAATCGTTTAAACTTTTTGACCCTTTGTTTGTCTGGTAATTATAATACCATTGAATATCATTACCCATTACTATTTTTTGTAATGTTTTAAAATCTTCTTGAGGAAGAAAATTATCTATGATTTTCATTTTTTCTTTTCTTCAATCTCATAGAAAAATTTGTCGGTATCTTCTGTTCTCCATTTACTTGTATCTTCTACATTCCATTCCGAAGTTTGCACTTTCCAATCAGGAATATTATCTTTAACTGTAAATGAGGGTATGTCCCAAATTAATCTATTATTTGGTTGTGCAGCATAATTACCATCGTCTAAAGCTAAAATATGTGCACACTTATGTTCGTGTGGTATCTCTGAGTGATCAGTATCTAAAATGTTGGGTTCAGGGTGAGCAAAATCTACTGTAAATAAATATTTACCGTGGTGCCATTTTTTATCTTTACCAATATATTTACCTGATTGTGCCTCTAAAATATCCCAAGAAGTAACAGCAGGAAAATAACTGAAAGAGTTCCATAGCTCCAATTCATCCAATCTACGCCCAGGAACTTCCTTTGCCTTAAAACCTCTTTGTATGAAAGCAGAAATTGGAAGACGGTAGAAAATCGCTCCGTTTTCCATAATTGCATGAAATAGGATAGCTTTACCCGTAATACAGGTAAGACCAAAGATAATACAGTCTTCAACTTCACCATGATGACTTTTAAGATCATAGAGATACTCCTTTCTTATCTGTGCGTATTCCACAGGTATGTTTGCATTTAAATAACTCATTTATCATTCAATCCATACCATATTACCACACATAATAAAATAAAGGCTATAATAGTATTGATGGGTAAAAATGGCTCAACAATATAATTCTCCATTACTCAGACACTCCCATTATCCATAGTATTATAAATATATAACAAATTGGTTCCATTATTTTATTATCTTAACTATCTTTTTTCGATCCATATATATCTCTGTTTGAGCCTGTACTTTTTTACAAGAAAATACAACTCTCTCAGGATTTACCTCGTTCTGCGCGATACGCTTGGATTTCAAACAATCGCTGAGGTTGTTTTTGTATACATG